GGACTTGTTGTAATTTTTACAAATTTCTTGTAAAGGGAAATCTAACTTATCAACCTCTATAACTTTCTCAATTGATGAGAAGCCTTCCCAAAAGGGAGAGTCTGTTCCAAGAGCCTCACGCCAAGTGGGCCATAATCCTTTCCCATAGATAACTACTAGCACTTCTCAATCCATACCTGATATCCAGATTCAATCATTGTGTACTCGCCTTTACAGAGATTAAGAACGCAATCTACGCCCCTCTTGGGCTCTCTGTACTCTCCTCCGCCGTAGTTCCAGAGGTAGTCATCAAATGCCATTACCCCACCTGATTCCAGGTGCCTGAAGCCATTCAAGCCATCCATAGCGGTCTGTAGGGCGGTGTGATCGCCATCTATGTATATGAAGTTATATGAACTAGCGCCCTTTAAGAAGAACTCATCACTAGTCATCTTGTGCTTTATGATTCTTCCATCCTTTGGGAATCTTGAATCGTAGTAAGCCTCTACTGAAACAAAATCTAAAGATTCATGGGCAACTTCTTCACTACCCTCCCAGGTATCCACATCATCTAGATATTCAATCTCTCGATTATTAAATAGCCACTGCGTAGCGTCTCCTGTGTAGGTGCCGATCTGCAGTGCACGAAGTGGAACACTTGGCACATGTCTAAAGTACTTCTCTACATCCTTAAACCAATTAGGAAACATTAGTTAAACAACTTTAGATTATTGAGGCAACTGCCTACATATTCTTGTGACATCTCGTACTCATCTAGTAGGTGATGAAATAGCGCTTTACTCTCATCTCTTCTACCAAGCCACCAACTAGCAACAGCCTTCTCAAATAATAGGCAGTAGGTGCCGTTGTAATCTACATATCCTGGAAGAGGTTGATTAAAGGCGTTTGTTGCAAACAGTAGCCCTAACTCTGCGTAGGTGTAACACTCCTGATACTCCTTATTCCGCTCTTTAATTCTGGCGAGAATGAAGTAGGCCTCTGGTCTGTTAGGTAGATAAGCAATGGCCTGCATTAAATTATTGTAGACGGTGCGGTTTCTATCGCCTTGGGTACTCCAGCATAGGACCATCTTTAATAGTGATGTGTAAGTTATAAGTGGATGAGTCTTGTATCCATACTCAGCGGCTCGTAGATAGAAGCCAGCAGCGGATGCGTACTGCTTCTGTTCTTCATAGGCAGTTGCTAAATTAAAGTTACTCTCTACATCAGTTGGATTTTCAGCCAGTTTTAAAGTTAATTCTTTAACGTCCATAAGACATGGCCTCCGTAATCATTCCGTTCACAACCTTCTTAGGCACTTCAAGAACAAAGGCACAATTATCTTGAACACCAAAACTTAATAATAATTTTCCTTTTAGTAATGCTGCTCCAACACAGAACTCAATAGGTGTATCTAAGAATGAAAATGGATTTGTCACGCCAACAAATTTAAACTCTTTATCCCACACAATCATGCGATGTCTGTATGTTGAATCCTTCTGATTTAAATAATTCTTCCACAATCTAACTTCATGAGTAAACGCAATGTAATAATCACCCCAAGCAACGATGTTAGTACCACCACGTTGATCAGGAGAAATCGGCGGAGTTTCTTTTGTCAGTACCTGCTTAGACTGCGACTTATCAGGATCAGCCCAAACGACTTCGGTAGGCATAGCCCACTTAACAAAATGATACGGCATATCAAGGATAGGCATCCAATTCTTTTCACAATAAGAATTAAAATCAACAGGAGGTGGGATACGAACTCGCTGCACTTCGGTGGCTGTCCAATTAGTTTTATCTAATTCGATCTTGGAGTACTCCATGCGACCTTGCCCATTGGGCGTGGTATCACGCCGTACCCCGATCAGGTAGTAGTTGCCATCCCACTGAGTGATGCGACAATCCTCTTCACCAACAAACTCCCAAATAGGAGGAACGTCAAGGCGAGAGTAATCGACCTTAGTAAAATTAATTAAGTTGTAATCTTTATCAAGGCGTCCTATGTAGTTGGTAGTAACTAGTCGCTGATCTCTTTCAGGATGTAGATATGAGAGTGGTCCCCAAGGACTAAAGAAGCGCTGGTCTTTCTCTGAGTGATAGAGCGTGTAATTTACGTGCCGAATGTTTACTAAGATATCGCCATCATCATCAATAAATATTGATGGGTTCATTAAACCCATACCCAAGGTATGAGAGTGCGGTAGAATTAGAGGCGCTAATTTGCCCCCTTGAGAAACCGATTTGTGCACCAAATTCATAGGGACACTTTAGCCCACATAGTATTGTTGTACCAACTAACCTATGCTTATCCCCTTCGAAGGAGCCTCATGCCAACAGCGTATAAAATTTTAGGCCAGGTAGCAACCGCTACTCTTGGCGCAACAACAGAGGGAACTCTTTACACCTCAACTAGCGTTGAGACTGTAGTGTCTTCACTCGTTATCTGTAATCAAGCAGCATCTGCTGCGACCTATCGCATTGCAGTTCAACCATCTGCTGATGCTTCCTCATCTGCCACAGCAAAGCACTTCATTGTTTATGGAGCAACTGTTGCTGCATCAGACACCACAGTACTAACTGTTGGTTTAACTCTAGCCGCTGGTGATCGTATTCGTGTATTTGGTTCATCTGCAACTATGTCCTTCTCTGCATACGGAAGCACAATCTCTTAAAACTAAGTTAGGATAATTAAGTGACTATCACTAACAAGGTCTCGCTCAAGAGCGTCATGGCGGGTGTTACACCCATTGATGACGTCCCTGATGCGCCGACTATTGGTACTGCTACAGGTGGCACAGAATCAGCAACTGTGACATACACCGCTGCTGCCACTGGTGGTGCTGTTACAACTTTTACTGCAACATCTACTCCTGGATCTCTGACTGGCACAGGTGCATCACCTATAACAGTAAGTGGATTAACGGGAGGTACTGCTTATACCTTTACAGTAAGCGGTGCTAATACAACAGGTACATCTCCTGCAAGTGCGGCTAGTAATAGTGTTACTCCAGCAGCAGGCGCAAGCAATAGAGGCGTATTTGGCGGTGGAGCGGCACCGAATTTTTCAAATGTTATTGATTATGTAAATATTACAAGCACAGGTAATGCTACAGATTTTGGTGATTTAAGTATTGCAAAATATGGTGGCGCAGGAGCCGCTTCAAGCACTAGAGGATTATTTTTTGCAGGAGTTGATAGTGGTAATGTTTTTACAAATGTTATTGAATATGTAACTATAGCAACAACTGGCAACGCAACTGACTTTGGAGATACAACTTCTACTGGTGCAAGAGGTGGTGCCCTAAGTTCAGCGACTAGGGCTGTTTACTCTATTTTTGAAAAGGGTCCTGGATTTACAGTTGATGACATTGACTATGTAACAATAGCAACCACAGGAAATGCTACTGACTTTGGTAATTTATCGGTTGCAAGAAAATTTGGAGCAGGAGGAGTTGCCTCTACAACTAGAGGTATTTTTAGTGGTGGTAATATAAATGATGCTCCAACTAATCAAAATGTAATGGACTACATAACTATTGCTTCAACTGGAAATGCTACTGACTTTGGTGATTTAACAACATTAAGAGCATTTACTGCAGGCGCCTCCAATAGCACAAGAGGTTTAATCGGTGGTGGAATTGCTGTTACGAATGTTATTGACTATGTAACAATAGCAACCACAGGAAATGCCACTGACTTTGGTGATTTAACTGTTAGTAGATTTGGTCCAGCAGGTGCATCTACTTCAACAAGAGCGCTTTTTGCTGGTGGAAATACTGGCGGCTCTGACTCAAATGTTATTGATTATGTAACAATAGCAACCACAGGAAATGCCCTTGACTTTGGTGATTTGACAGTAGCCCGTAATTTGTATAACGGCGGATTTTCTAACTCGCACGGAGGACTATAAAATGAAATTAATTAAGTACACGCTAACTCCTGAAGGAACTATCCCTGAGTACGTCACAGATGGTGGTTATCTTGTTGTTGCTAATAACGGTGTATCACCACAGGATTGGGATCTAGTAGGAGTTGCTAATGATGATGCTGCCCAAGTAGGATTTGCTAACAAGGCAGCACTGACTACTTATGTTGAGAGTAAGGGCTTTGAGTTTAAAGATCCAATAACAGAAGAGATTATTCCAATATCTACTATAGTAGATAATATTTGGGCAAAGTTAGGTTAAAAAATGGCCAATATTAAGAGAGCAAATACATCAGGTATCACCAAGACTGGTACTGCTATCTCTGACGTCCCTGATGCGCCGACTATTGGTACTGCTACCGCAGGAACTGAATCAGCAACTGTAACCTACACAGCCGCTGCTACTGGTGGCGCTGTCACAACTTTTACTGCAACATCTACTCCTGGATCTCTCACTGGCACAGGTGCATCACCTATAACAGTAAGTGGATTAACGGGAGGTACGGCTTATACCTTTACAGTAAGTGGGGCTAATTCAACAGGTACATCTCCTGCAAGTGCGGCTAGTAATAGTGTTACTCCAGCAGCAGCCGCAAGCAATAGAGGCGTATTTGGCGGTGGAGCGGCACCGAATTTTTCAAATGTTATTGATTATGTAAATATTACAAGCACAGGTAATGCTACAGATTTTGGTGATT